TTACCTTTGTATCCGAAAATATTATACTGATCACCGGTAATATTGCACTTAGTTAAATAGCTAAGAAATCCATGTAGCTCTACTCCCGTATGAGTAGGACCTGTCAAACAGCCCCCGCGTAGACAACAGGTAGGCATATCAAAATATCTTCCATATTCTTGAACAGCGATATCTGCAGCAACCTTTGATGATCCGAAGAGTGAATGTGTACATTGGTCAATTGAAAGTGTTTCCGGGATTCCGTTTATATATGTATTATCATCATATTCATATCTAGATTCTAGCTCTTTGAGTTTAATATTGTTTGGTTTATCCCCATAAACTTTGTTTGTCGACATATGAATAAATGGTGAGTCTTTACAAAATCTACGAGTAGCTTCCAGTAGATTGAAAGTACCGACTGCATTGACATCAAAATCTTCAAAAGGGATAGACGCTGCCTTGTCATGAGAGGGTTGAGCAGCAGTATGTACAATTATATCCGGGCGTAACTGCTCTACACATTGTAAAATAGCTTCACGGTCACATATATTAATTTCATGATGTGTAAAATTTTTTAATTCTCTTGACAACCGCGCTTGGTTCCATCTAGTATCTCCATCCGGTCCGAAAAAAACTGCGCGATGATTGTTATCCAATCCATTAACTGATAAATTATGATTCGCGAAATATTGACAGACTTCAGACCCGATGAGACCAGACGACCCGGTAACTAAAATATTTTTCATTGTATGGCTGCGACTAAAATATCTTTCTCGTGCGTCAAACCATCTATAAATGTAAAAGTATAGTCAGAATTTATTTCTTTGAGTGAGGATATCACATCTTCAGTGTCCCAATCATGATTCTCTGTCTTTTCTTTCCAACACCTCATGTCATCTATAAGTATTGTATGTGTCTTTATTTTATGCTTATTAATTGCAGCTAACTCAACCAAAAGAGGTGACCAATATTCTCCGAGGGCTGTATCTCCACATGAGTGGTGACCATCTAACCAGAACGTTATCCTTTCATCGATGTCTTCAATTACATCTGATAAAACTTTTGCTGAATCACCTTTAATTATCTCAACATTTTCAAATAATTTAAACTTATCGACACACATGTTAAAATATTTGTCTGATAATTCAATCGATTTAATATATTTGAATCCTGATTGAATGGCTTGGTTGATTCCGTCACCCATGTAACAACCTGTCTCGATAAAGTATGTATTTAAGTACTTGTTGAATGTGCTATTCCCTGCCGGCATAACAATATATATAATATGCTATATGTAAAGCAATAGGCCAACAGTATTGAAATCATAATCTTACAACTCGCGTATTTCTCGGTGATTTTTATTCAGAGCAACTAGCTTGGGTGTATAGTTACTTTTAGTACCCTCAATATGACAATAACTTGGATCTAAAATCTTCGTAGGTGGTGTATCGATAAAATAACGGTTCATATGACTTTCATCAGCCGAAGTGATTAAGTTGTCTAGAAATCTAGAATACTTGTTTGTGACAATAATTAGCAGACCTATCTTGCTCATATTCTTACCCAGTTCGGTGGTATCAAGTCATTAGTATCTATCGATGGATCTTGAAACCACTTCTGTGGTGCTACAACATGTTGATCAGGATTGTCACTCAACCAAGCCGCCCACCATGCAAATGTACTGTTTGGTATGATATGGTGTTTACATCTTTTCATTAACTGGAGATAATATTCAAACTGATCCCCGGCATATTTATGATCTACAAAAATACAATTCTCTAGTTTAATATTTTTTTTACACCAACACATATCATCTGAAAATACAAAAAACCGAAGCTTGCTCAACGAAGATTTTAATATTTCGATCGCGTAGTCTACATAATCTACACTCATGACACCGTGAAAATTATTATTAAGATAATCGGTACGTCGTATGTTAATCATCACAGACTCACACGAATCGATATTATTTACCATTTCTTTGAATATACCTTTCTTGTTTTCAATCCTACTTTTATGTTTGAATAATCCCCGGATTGATTCAGCATGCTCGTGAAAATATTTAGGTGTTTGCCAATAACCTTCAAACATGATATTTTCTTCTGGATTGGTTGTCAATAGCTGTTTTGCGCGATGGTAAGGTTGATTACTATAGTGAAAATGAGGTTCTCTAATAGTAGTACAATTATCACCTGATTGCCACCGCGAGTCATCTACAGACAGTAAATCTAACTCATAGTCACGATAAACAAATTCCGATCCTTTGTTTTTATTGTCAAGAAAGCTTGTGTCTATTTGTAAGAGCAAGTCGTTCTTTATAGCGTAATTTTTCGCCATGGCGTACTGAAACATTTGATTTCCAAGACCGCCCATCAGCTTAGTGATGATCATGCTTTTATTTAACAATCATATGAGACTTTTCTACGCTCTATATCACTATAATCATTTAATTGTTTTCCACATCTATCAATCACAACCCACTCATTATCTTCTGTCTGTAATGATTTCCACGCTTGATCAATTGCGTTAGGTCGCGAATGCCCACCATTCTCCAAGTTATCAACACCACGCGAAACAACATGATGTAATTCGTGTATCAACCGTCTCGTAATTAAATAACAACTAGTTGTTTGTATATTACTACATCGGAATAGTACGTTATCCTTTACATTTATGAGTTCATGCCCGTCTGTGTTGTATGCTATATTACATACACTGAACTCTGGTAAATTATCAATTAACACCTTCAATCTACTTTGAAATGTGTCTCTTGAAACAGTTGGTGTAAAGTCATCCTCTACGATCAGAACCATGTTATGATCTGATTGCATGAACAGTTCATATGCATGGAGATGACTCTTAGCACAACCAATAGCTCTCTTATGTCTGCATTTTTCATGAGTCATGTCAATACCACTGACACGAGTGTATCTGTCACCACAATTAAAAAACGGAATCACGTTGCTCAAAACATGTTCATTTCTGTCAGGTCTCTTATCAAGGTTAATATAATATATGTGATCTATCTTATTCATTCATCAAAATTTTACACCGTTCAATCATCTCACCGTGAAACTTGTAATGATTAGACTGTCTCCACATGGCGTTCATGTCATGTGTTGAGTTGTCAATCGTATCTAGATCAGTGACATGTTTTTCATAAGTGTTCATATTTGTTATTAACAGGTCACTTTCTCTATACAAAAGAAAATCTTCATTAAATTTATCAATATATTTATCGATTGTAACTGAGATACAAGCTTTATTAATAATACTACCAAAACCTACGAACCTCATTGCAGGTTTATTTATTTTATGAGACGGGGCACAATACGAGACGATGTCACATTCAGACTCAATATACAATTGATACAATTTATTTAAATCCCCTGGTTTGAAATCATCATCTTGTACATAAACGTGATCATGTTTACATTTGCTAGCAGCTAACCATCTACCATAACACATTATATTGCTATCAGAGTTAATTATGCTCACCTTATTGTTATAAGGTAGGAGCTTCTGTAGATTTGTATCGACATCGTTGTTCCAAATAACAATATCATCAATTAACTCATGCGTGATACCCCAATTGACAATGTGCTTGATACCATTCATACGCTTCCATGACAATATAACGAATGAGATTGACGGTTTCATATAAATTAATACATACTTACAATATATTCTAACGAATGTCTACGATTAAATCTAAAAATTACAATTTGTAAAGTTATTTCTAAAAAAGCTGTATAGTGAGGTACAATTATGTCTCATGATATCAATTTGCTCACATGAGTAAGAGCTTAATATTTCCGGTAGTTTGTATACATCCGACTCTTTTACATGTATGATAGATTGTTCCCAAAGTTCATGTTTGGGTAACTCAAGAGTGTCTGACAACAAAACTGGTATTGATCCAGCCGCTAAACTCTCCCACAATCGTATGCTGTTAGGCCCGCTGCCGCTGGGACACAGACTGTATTTGGATCTCAACAACAATTGATTGTACTGTGAGGTGGATGATTGTTCATGTGAGTTCATGACTGTTGTGTCATCAGATTGTAAACCACCACCATACACGGCTCTCTCAAAATGCCATCCTCCGGTGTTTGTCACAACACAATCTGATGGATGTTGCATGGTGAGTATACGCTCCCTAACATCGGACATGTAGTGTTGCTTCACGTATGCCCCTTGAAAACTGTAGAGTATGTCGCGTGTTGTATTGTGTACATCAACACCAATAAAATCATGATTACGTGTGTGGTCTTCTATGTTGACTGCATACAAAGGACATGGGGACACCCGAACATCGTGCATGACGTCTTGACCGAGCTGTTTGTGACATGCATACACATGATTGATGTTCAGATGCCTGAACAGATCCAACAACAAGCTGAATTGTATGTGCTGACAGCAAGTGTAAAGATCCCGCTTACCGAGTGTCTTTGTGTGTAACATGTCATACACATCTTTCAACTTGAGACCAGATCTTTGCACTCTATCAATCACAGTGGCCCAAGGAAACCCAAAATATTGCTCATGATGTTTGTTTTGGTTGTAAAACATCTTTTCGGTGATTACCGGGTGTTGCCAAAATATTTCAAGTTCGTTCATTCTCCGAATTTGTAACCGAACAACGCTATGTCTTTTGCATATTTTTCCGCAACGATTTGTTTTGTTTCGTCATCGTAGTATTCAGTGTAGTGTTTGTGTTTTGATTTGTTTTTGTGTGGAAGTTCTTGTCGTGGAATTCCAATTTTGTAGCAGATTATGTTAAAGTCTTGTTGAAAATTTTCAAGTCTTCCTATAAAATCTACTAACAAATTACCGTCTTTGTCAGAAATCCAATCATAACATGAATTTGTATTTAATGTAGTTTGACCTGGCATTCTTCTTAACCAGTTTTTTACAAACATCTTAAATGGAATTGTCTCATCAAACGGGTAATAATCCCACCCTCTTTTTATTTGGTAGTGATAAAAAGATACAACACGATCCCACGGATTTCTAACAAAAGTAAACTTAAAATAATTATTGAAATCAGTCGGATTTGATTTTTTGTATTCAAATGCTTTGAAATGCCCTTGAAACTCTCCAGTAAACAATTCATCAATTGTAGTACCACCGCACTTGTTAATGTGTATGAAAATACATTTATGCTTATGACTTATCATATTTTATTCTCCAAATTTATATCCAAAATACTCGATGTCCTTTGCGTATTTTTCCGCAACAATTTGCTTTGTTTCTTCATCGTAGTATTCGGTGTAGTATTTATGCTTGCTTTTGTTTACGTGTGGAAGTTTTTGTTGAGGTAGTCCTATATCTTTACATATGTTATCAAAGTCATTTTGTAAGTTTTCAAACCTACCAACATAATTACAATTTGTTGTGTATTCGTGTTGTGGCCAGTTGTGTTCTTCCCATGGGTACATTTTACCGGCAAACTGTGTGGTGGTCAAGCTCGATTTAAAATCAAGTTTGTATCCTGGATAAACTTTACTGAAATACTTCCACTCACTAACCGTTCGATCCCATGGGTTTCTAACTATTGTAAATTTGTAATAACTGAGAGCCTCGCGAGGATAATATTTTAAATATTGAGTATAGTTGTAATGCCATTGCATGTGTCGATGATCATGATGATTCATACGGAATTTATCCTTAATGTGTTGTTGTAAGTTGTCGATCCAGTTATCTTTGATTAGAGTTTGAACGGGCACATCCTCTTCGTTTGAAATCAACGCTTGCTCTATAGAACTACCACCTGTTTTGGTTACATGCAGGAAAATGTATCTAAACTTGTCACTTATCATGCTGGTAAAACTCCCCATGTATCCACGTCATTGACAATCTCTCCGCGTTGTATCTTTTGTAAGGAGTGTTGTTCGTTCTTTTTGTTAGATTGTGACTCAACATCTGTTATATGTCTGCAACCATCACTGACACTCAACCACTCTTCTGTGAATATATGTCTGTTCACATCGAAATAGATTTCAAATCTATCAATGTAGTCTATGTCTTCATATCCCCAACCTGTCATGCGTTCATCGAATCCGCGCAACTCAATAAATGAATCCCTACGACAAGCTATTCTCCCAGCCACACCCTTCATTATTGGGCTGTCGTGATGCACCGGTCCAGCCACCACCGGATTTTCATAACGATTAAAAATGGTCAACAGCTCGATCAAGAATTGCGGTTGTATAAAATTATCAGCATCCAGATTACAAACCACATCTCCAGTTGAATTCTTCATGGTTATATTTTTTGTGACGGCCTGTGAAAAACGTTCTGGTTTGCGTGTAACAATATAATTAACAACTCCAGAGTTGATGTGTTGCTTGAGATGTGTCTCAACCCAGTCATGCATACCATCTCCGGAGTTCCAATTGAGCAGTGTGAATGTACATTTAGGTACAATCTTGAGTGTCAGCTCAATATTAGGTAAATAGGTTTTCTTCAGATCATGCAATCTGCCCATACATGAAGTGCAAAACGAGTATCTATAATTATTCATGAATCTTCAAAATTGACAGATTTCCTCCCCTTCCAGTTGATTTGAGTTTCACCAATATGTATCACAAAATCGGTATCCTGATTTGACAGCAATTTGACTGCAGGACTGTCCTGGTACCAGCGATCTTGTGTTGAGAAGTATTTTATAAAACGTAAATCAGAATTGTCAGCATCGTTGTATTCATCATACCTGTATTTATTGATTGTATATCGGAAAATTTGGCAATATCCAATGGCTATAGGCCACCCACAAGTTTCTAACGTTCCACCGTCCTGGAGACAAGTGCTGTCATGTTCATCGAAATATTTTTTATACGATTCAAAAGTGTGTAGATGTTTTCTATACATACTGTAAAGTATGTTCCTGAGAGGGATCTGCTTCAATATCAACTCTGTGATGTTGTCTGGAAATATTATATCAGCATCGGTTATCACAACCCACTGTGACCATCCAATGCTGTCTAGATATTCGAAACCTTTGTTCAACAACGCACCTTTGTTGAACACTCTGTTGTTGGTCTTGAGCACATCATCACTCACAACAACACATACAACATTACTATACCTGGAGCATATCTGTTGACATTTTGTATCACTTGTTGTCGTGACAACAACAAACTTCTGAAAATGTTTATTGTTATGTGACAATGATATCTCAAGATAATCATTGTAATTGACAGAAACTAACAGCGCGGCAATCATCTCTGTTTACCTTGTCTTGTGTTCCAGATTTTTGTAATATCGAACCCTATCGCCATATCTAGTGTTTTTGTGACATTTTCTACCAACAATTTACTCTTCTGTTCATCCCAATCAATATCATTATGATGCACCTCATACCAGTCTTCCAGCAAGTGTTGTGTTATGTCACTCCACTCATTCACTATGATCATGGGAAACTTGTATATTTCGAGCAACTCACGATGCACATAATGCTCGATAACCACCGGTACAGTCTCACACAAAATACACTCGAACAGTTTGGGTGTTTGTAACCCACACCCGATTGGAGATGCAAAAAATTTGAATTCGGATAGAGTTTTATAAAAATCCACCGGTTCGCTTGACGCATTCTGTATCAAATCATCCGAAGACATTAAATTCATCAGGTCCGCGCGTTCCTGTAAATTGCCCAGAATCTCTGGAGTCCATCTACTATAAAAACTACTACCAATTAATTTGGTTTTGTGTTTTGGGTTGTTGACAACATCAAGTACATCATCGCCACCACACCTCAATAAATAAGCGGATGTAATCCCCATCGGTGCTGTTGTAATCCATCCGCACTTGGTATCCTTGGCCTCATAAAATATATGCTTGAACATATGTTGATAATGCTCCAACACACCTAACGTGCTGCTCAATTGATGGTCTTTGCCCGCGCAAACTAAATAATCAAATTCAAGTTGATGTATAAATTTCAAACGTTGAATCTTCTGAAAAATCTCATGCGAGATGCATTCTGGATTGATTAGAACACCAGGTATACAACCATCATGGTTGTATCGTATCTCATTATCGATGTGACCATTTACCCACAGCTTGAATTTATTAAAAACCAATGGAGGTTCCGTCACTAAATGTAGTTTGTTCATGGAACCATCCGGGTAGTTCCAGGCAGTTAATGATTCTGATTCTGTAGTAACACATGAATGGAAACCTGGATTGTACCGATAATTCAAAATCTCAGATATGTCATGTATCATAACATTATTTAAGCAAACTCACACCAGTTTTATATTCACCCTCCACTGGTGTCCAGTTTTTAACACCACCTGTATCTGGTCGTTTGAGCAGCGTACCAAACACAAAATCCCACCATTTGTTAAAATTTCTCACACCATACACTTGCTGTTCGTTGTGTGTTTTCGCGAAATCACTAATATCTTCCCATACGCGTTCATGATGCACATGGTACAAACACGCCGGGTGACCGTTGATCATGTTACAAACACTGTGTCTCATGCACAACACAAAGTAAACTGTGTCCCAATAGGGTCGACCTAAGAACATGTCTGGAAACAAATCTCGGTTCAAATTCCACCAACGTGATGTGACACCAAACAAGTCAAACCCATGCACACAATATTCTATCGGCTTGTAATTACCATCAATCAACTCTATATCAACGCGAGATCCCATGTATGTATCAAATTTATCATCCAGGTGATCGATCAGATGTTGCTTGACAATTATATCGCTGTTGACAAACAACACTGTGGTGTCTGCTGATGTGTTGTCAACAACAGTGTTCATTATCTGATTCACAAAGGGAAAACGAGTGTGGTGTTCTAGATGTAGAGTTTCAAATCCGTCAATATGAGTCTCAGAGTTGTTCACATTGTACAATTCCACTCCTTGGAGCTCACGTAGACTCTTCAGACACAACAACTCACGCTCATTACATTCGCTTTCAGATCGATAGCCATTTATTGCTAGTGCGATATTCATGGCTTCACTTGCTTGAGAAATTGTAAAACTTGTTGTTTGTCTGCTTGAACCTCATTCGGATCACATACATTTAAATTGTGTTTGTTGTAAAACAATTCAACACCACGTAAAAATCGTTTCTCCCACCCTTCGGTGTTGCGTATTTTGCTCTCTTCATGACCATGATCTTGCTCGGCCAGCAACAGATCGCTCTGATACACATCAGCAAACCATCTGAACGGAGGATGATAATTGTTCTTGATTGCCACCATGGTATGATCCACGTGTTCCATAGCATTAAAATACCTCTTGTCCATGTAACCTATATCGTCTATCACATCTCTATGATAGTATGATAGAGCACCATACACATTGTGATACAGGCTCATTTTAACATGCTTGTAATCAACAATCAATTTAGGGTTGGGTTTACCATTGATCTTGTTGTCTTCTCCATGCAAACAAAAATTCAAATGCTTCACACCTGAAACACTGGAGAGTTCTACGTATTTGGATAGTGCATCATTAGAAACAAATCTAACATCATCCTCCATCAGAAACAGATGATCACAACCTTGATCCATCATGTGTTTAATCGCGCGATTCTTGCTTTTACCCACGCCTTGGTTCTTTTTGTTGTGCAACACAGTGGCAAGATCACAACTAACACTTTGTTTACCATCATTCACCACAACAAGAGTGTCTATCACATCACCATGTGTTTCATGTATAGATTCAATGGATTGTTGAAAAAAATCCACGCGATCGCATGTGAGCAAACCGACTCCTACTTTACCATCAAGTAACATGTATATATTATAATGGCCAAACACAACAAAGTCCATAAATAAAGTAAATGACAAAGCGAAAAGCTTCATACAAACGATCGACTTCAAAAGCACGTAAAGACGTTGAAATTGAGGAAATCCCGGAGATCGTCACACGCAATCAAATGGACCGTACATTCAAGATAAATGCTAAATTTGATCTAACAACTGTACACAAATCATTCACAGAGTTGTGCTTCAACAACAACACGAAAATAGCATTTGTAGATGGCCCGGCCGGTACTGCAAAGACTTATTGTGCTGCGTATGTTGCGTTGAACCTGCTCAAAAGTCATCGAGTGGATGAGGTTGTGTACATACGAAGCATAATAGAGAGTGCCAGCAAGAGCATGGGGAGCCTACCGGGAGAAGTGGATGACAAGTTTCTACCATGGACATTACCATTGCAAGAAAAACTAAGTGAATTGATATCAAGCTCCACAATCTCCACACTGTTTGACACCAATGTAGTCAAAGCAATTCCAGTGAACTATGTACGTGGATTGACATTCAAGGACAGCATTGTGATAATTGATGAAGCTCAAAATTTAACACGTAGTGAACTGATCACCATCCTGACACGTTTTGGTGAGGACAGCAAGATGATTGTTATTGGAGACACGTTGCAAAGTGATATCAACGGAAAGAGTGGTTTTCAGGATATATACAACACTTTCAACGACAAGGAGAGTGAAGACAATGGTGTTTTCTGTTTCAAATTCACCAATGATGACATCATGAGAAGTGACATGCTCAAATTTATCGTGAAAAAGCTTGGACAAAAATAAATAATTACATGCAATTTGATCAGTTAGTTAACGAGATATTGAAAAAGGATATCAAAGTAGGAGACAAGATACGCAACATAAACCCGGATTGCGAGCATCATGGTACAGAGGGTAAGATCAAGAAGATCAAGAGAAGGCCTGAAGAAGGTAGCAACAAGGTGAAGAACAAACACAACATACCAGGGAATGATGTTGAATATGAAGTGACCAATGACACAACAAATGCATCCAAAGGCGATAGACTGATCAAAAGCTTGGATCAGATCAAGAAGAAATAATCAGATCAAAAATTTAAGAGCTTTTTGAAATTCCTTGAGAACCTTTTCTGGTTTTCTAGCCTCTCTGCTCAAAACTCTCTCACCGTCTTCATTTTCTGTATACATGGGTTCGGTTTGAGATTTAAACTCCTTGTGAAATGCCTGTACAAATTCTTCACTCAATTTGAGGTTACGTGGAAACCGTTCACGTACAACAGTCCTGAACAGCCCATAATTTTCTGATATATTTTCAAATTGTTCATTAAAATTCTTCATGTAATTATTTATATTGAACCGGTCCATCTTTTGTGGTTTGATCGATAGTTGGCATGCCAAACTGGTCCAACACAGAGCTGGTGTCAACTAATGTGTCTTCCTCACCAAACATTTTACCAGATTTATCTATGTATAACTCCAGCATTTTAATTCGCTCTTCTGTGCTACCAAAGATCTCCACAATAGCAGCTCGATCCTCTTTAGGGAAAAATCTAGGGTCATCATTGTACCAATTTTTGTATAATGCTTTGAAAAAATTGTCTATCTCACTGATATATTCTGCATCAACATCCCTCACACCATCATCCTCAATATCATCCTTGACGACATTTGTTATCGGTATCAAGAAAATTATATCAAGCAATCTGAAACTCTCTCTGATGACTGGAATGCATTTCTCTACAAACAGCTCATCAATATCACTGGTGTTCTTATGATAGGACCACAATGTGTAAACCAGATTGTCCAGAGGGCATCTATCGAATATCACAAAATCGTCTTTGTCGTATTTTTGCATCTCATCAATCATGTGATTCAAGATGGCCCACTGAGTTTCTTTGGTTGTTTTGCTGCTGTGTTTGTCTTTTGCTGGGAGTTTTACGCGATAGCTCTCTTCAGGTGTATCGTACATGTCCCAGTGTTTGAGAAAGGAGTCCAGTAGTGTAGTTTTGCCTTGCGCGGCAGTTCCAGATATTGCTAGTCGCATGTGATTATTTAACGTGTATTAAATGAAACTCAACTAGACACCCGTGAGCTTGTCCCAAGCACTGACATGTAACCTAGACATACCAATGTATCCATATTTCTTGGCCATGTCCAAGCTGAACTTGGTTCGTTCGTGGAAATTCTCTTGATTGTCTAAACCAGGCATCATGATCACTTTGTTGTGAGGTATTTTAAATCTGTCAACAAAGTCACGTTCTATCTCTTTCAAACAATCTTCAGTGCTGATAACAAATTTAAACCAGTAGTTTTCATGTTCCATTATTCTTTCTAGAGAAGCCTGTACAATTCTACGATTGGCTGGTACACCACTGTTAGCAAGCTTGACACTACAATTGATTTGATCCAATACATCAAACAATTCGTCACGTATGTATATCGTGCCATTGGTCTCAATCTCATTATAACTGTCCAGTTCTTCCCCGGTCTTTTCGAGACAATACCCATGCAAATACTCATCAAACGCTGCAATAGCATTTTGATGTTTCGGTATTGTTGGTTCTCCACCGGTCCATATTAGATGAATACGACCGTTGTATATCCACTCATCTATACCTTCGTGTTCCCAGTGTTGTGTCAATTTATAAAATGGCTTTTGTAAACCTCTCTTCCACACAGCTTCTGTATCACACCACCATGTAGCTTCACCAGTCTTCATCAAACTTCCACCTGGTCCACCACACATCAAATTACATGCTTTGAGTCTGATGAAGTAAGCCGGGTACCCTGTGGAGTGTCCCTCGCATTGTACGGAATAAAAATGTTCCGAAACGTCTAGTGTTGTTGGTTTTGTATCTTGTGTCATATTCCCCATGTGTTAGTCGATTCTGGATCGATCCATTTGTTTGTTGTTTTTTTCTGACCCACTGCAGCACCTTTCTTGTGTGCAAATGGTGGTCTTGTTGTGTCTTGTTTTGATTCAAATAGTTTCTTGTTGGTTTCCACACTATCGTTGAACCTCTCATCAATCTCATTCGTGAGATCTTTCATGTATCTCACACCAGATATTTTAGAACTGCTTGTTTCATATATTGCTGAATTCTTCTCATGTTCAAAAACTTCCGCTTTGATGCATCTGCATCTACCATTCGTGATGCTTTGCACGTGTTCATTAGCTGTGTTCCAACACCACTCGGCAAAACGTTCGATCCCAACGCCATTTTTCATAACATTGAGAACAATGATATTTTTCTTTTCCAATTCGTAAAATGTCTCAATGTGTGGATCATCTGACGCGATCACGGTCGTATGATCAAACATTTTTTCAAGTGCCTTTTTTAGTTCTTTCAATCCACCAAAATCAACAACCCAATTGTTTTCGTCAAGCTCGTCTGCTTCAAACCAAAATTTTGCTGTTAATCTGTAACCATGTAAGAATTGACAATGTGATTTGGCGCTGGGTTGTCTGAACGCACAGCTTCCTAATTCTATTACTTTCGTACTACTAAACATACATCGATTATATCATACATCGATGTCTTTTTCAACTTTTAAATCGAGTCTTTGTATCAAGTTATTGATGTTGTCCGCAAACCAGCAAACTGCTGAGCTTGAACAAGCAAGCAACAACAAATTGATATCAGAAACAAATGAAATCAACACTCCACACCAGAAACCTAAACACAAGCTGCACTTGAACAGTTCGGCAAACAAATGAATTTTGGTGATCATTTTTCTTGGTATGTTGAGTATGGAGCCATATCTCAGAATCCAATGCAAACCAACACACGCAAGAATATCTATCATTCCTTGGAATCAATAATCTTGAGCGCGTCCGGAATCATCAGGGCTTGCTCTCTAGAGATGGTGACTATGAATCCATCATCATCTCTGATTTGTATCTTGTCCTTACCTTTTGGATAAACCTCCGGGCATTTGACACTGTTACAACACAGTGTGACACTGTTACGTTTCTGATTATGTTTTAGTTTTTTCATAATTGTTCAATGTGTATTATTGTAATCTCTTTGGTAGAATTATCAAATCGTGGGGCGATGTTAGTGATGAATTCATTTTCTATCTTACCAGTTGAGTCTATTATTCGAACTTGAGCACCTGTTTCTGTTGTGACGACATTCAAAGTTACGTTCTGCTCACTGGCAGAAATAACCGTGTTACCCTCCCCGTCATCACTTTCCACTCTATTGACTTTACCCAGGTGTCTCAAATCAGCACCTCTACCAGGTTGTTGTATGAAAATCTTGCAATATTTTGCACCCGGAAACGAATGACCAACCGGATTTATCGCCGGAGGTGTCTTGCGATTCATGCTGGGTAATGCCCTCTCCGCAACAATCTCTGGGCTCACTCGCGAATAACATTCAAACATGTTTTTAAAATCATCATTGTACATTCCAAATCTTTTCATACTACTCCCCCACGTACAGTTTTACATTTGTGTTGCTAGCAACATCAGATTGATTTATATTGTTCACCAAGTCATAGGTGTCTTTCACCGGGCTTACATCTGAAACTATAATTTTTATTTTGCTTTCATCTAGTTTGCTGTTCTTAGCAAGTGCAGATTTGTAATAGTTCCAGATGGTCATTGTTTGTTGTATCGAAATGTGGCCGTAATTGTCAGCTTCTGGGATGTTGCTCTGCATCAGGACATCATAAATTGCCTGCTTATCCACCATGTCCGGTATATTTTTAAAAATTGTGTTTTTGTCCTTGAGTGAAATTGCAGCGCGTAACGCTGAGGCACTTGTCAATCGCTCACATCCTGCAGGTCCGATGCTCGCTAAATTGCTCGTGTACTTGTCATTCTTCATGAAATTGCTGTATCTGTTAATGTCACAATCTTTAGCGCCTTTTGGAGTGGCGACGTTTTGTGTTGTGAGTGCTCTAGGTTTTTTAGAAACAAATATATACACCTCATCATTGTCTCTACATGCGTTCAATGCTGTATAAAAATGACCCATGTGTGGTGGTTTGAAAGCACCAGGAAAAATACCTATGTTCTGTTGCCCACCCAACTGTTCATAAAACAGTTGATTATAATAACGGTCAAAGTTGTTCATTTGTCACGTAATCTCTATACAGATCCAACAGTATATCACTACCGTTACCACAAGAACCGACTACTTTTTCAACATCAGTAACTGTGTTGGCATTTAAAATTAGATCGAATAACTTAGTTATCTTGTCATGATAACCACGATGCATCAAAAATTTGACACAATGTTGTTTGAATCTTGTCAACGGATCATCACATGGTTGATCATCTGTTGTGTATTGATCTGGTCTCAACTGCATTGTCTCGCTGCTCGCTCCTGGTACTATAGCTACTATATTACCCAGCCCATCTTCCTCCAATACATAACCCACATACTCGACCAATTCATGATCTGGGGCCGCTGGATCATGTTTTATACGTATTCTGGTCAGATTGGTCTGATTTAGATGACTCTCTAACAAACTGTTAAACTTGGACATATAAAATATTTATTAAAAGACGTTGAAATTGCATGAAAATGTTTATATAATCGGAGTATGACAGATGTTAAATTACCATTCGCCAACGGAAATCATCCAAGGTCTGAGCAGGAACGACAAAATATAATAGAAAACGCGGCAGCAGCATATGAAAAATATATGGATGCTCTTGGATTTGATTGGCGGAAAGACCCTAATAGTTCAGATACACCCATGAGAGTCGCAAAAGCGTTTGTCAATGATCTTGCCGAAGGTTGTTACGCTCAACCTCCTAAAATTACAGCGTTTGATAATGTGGATGGTTATGATGGCGTGGTGTTTCAAGGTAACATCAAAGTGACATCCATGTGCTCGCATCATCACTTACCGTTCGTTGGCCAGGCTCATGTGGCATATATACCCGGTAAAGATGGTAAGGTTATAGGATTGAGCAAGTTGAACAGAACAGTTGAATGGTTCGCGAGAAGACCTCAAGTCCAAGAGAATTTGACAATGCAAATACACAAGCATTTGAGCAAAGTAGCTGATGGTAACAAAGGCGTGGCGGTCATGGTTGAAGCGAATCACCTATGTGCATGTGTTAGGGGTGTGAGACATGATAGTACCATGAAGACAGCTCGGATGAGCGGTGCGTTTCTTGATAAAAATGATATCAACACACGTCAAGAATTTTATGATTTTGTTAGAGATTTGAAGAGATGAATTTAAAAAGTAGAAAATTATTGTGCGCGTGTGTTTGCTTCCTGTTTGCCACAGGAGCGTTGGTAATGAATGCAGCAACATTTCAAGAATGGTCAGACTTCATCAAGTGGGTGTTCGGTATATACGCCGCTGGTAACGTTGGTGAGCATATTTCAGAAAAAGAAAACAAACAACTTAAAAAATGAAAACAATATTCGATAAAATAGATCCAAAATATATTGAGTGTGCCACCGGCACATGTGAGCATATGTCGCACTCAACAACACTACCAATGTATGTGGCAACAGCTTTAGTTTTGCCACTAATCTACATAATGTTGAAAACCAAAAAAATATAGATAATTAAACATATGGCGTCTCCAACAATTGAAAAATTGCTCAAAACAAAGAGCAAAAACATAGAAAATTTTAAAAAACTAAACTGGACGGGAAGTTTTGATGATTATTTAAAAATTGTGTATGATAATCCTAAGACGCCTAGGAATTCATACCAACGATTATACGACATGGTGATGAGCCATGGAGTGAGCAAGTTCACATATTGTAAGAGAGAGTACACAACATACAATTTTTTCTCTACGGGTGATGACATCGCTATATTCGGTTTGGAAGAGCAATTGATGGAATTTGTTGATGTGCTCAAATCTGCAGCCAAAGGATATGGTCCAGAGAGAAGAATAATATTACTGCACGGTCCGGTTGGGTCAGCCAAATCTACAATTGTTACACAACTGAAAAAAGGATTAGAAAAATATAGTGAAACGGAAGAGGGTGCACTATACTCATTCTCATGGTTGATTCCCAGAGATGATAATCCAGAGATGATGGAAGTCATCGATTGCCCGATGAACGAAGAGCCGTTGAAATTGTTACCAATTGAGGTGCGTCAAAAAGTGATTGATGATTTAAACAAGCAATTACCTGCTGATGAATATAAAATAAAAATAGACGGTAACCTGTCACCACTATCTGAATTCTATCAAAAGAAACTACTGGACATTTACGACGGTGATTATCTTAAAATGCTTGAACATGTCCAAGTCCGGAGAGTTACATTATCGGAAAAAAATCGCGTTGGTATAGGCACATTTCAACCCAAGGATGAAAAGAGCCAAGACGCAACAGAATTGACCGGGGATATAAACTATCGTAAGCTTGCAGCGTATGGTAGCGAGAGTGATCCAAGAGCATTTGACTTTAATGGTGAATTTTTAATTTCAAACCGTGGCATGATTGAGTTTCAGGAAGTGTTGAAATTACAAACAGAGTTTTTATATGACCTGTTGGGAGCAACACAAGAGCATCGAGTTAAACCGAAGCGATTCAATCAAGTACCAATTGATGAAGTTATCATAGGTCACACTAACAATGCAGAGTTTGAAAAGTTAAAAAATAACAAGTTCATGGAAGCACTCCGCGACAGAACCATCAAGATAGACATACCATATTTGATCCGGATCAACGAGGAGCGTAAAGTGTATGATCACTTTTACAACAAAAACACAGTACACAAACACATTGCTCCACACACAACAGAAATCGCAGCAATGTTCGCAGTTGTTTCACGACTAGAAGAACCCAGCAAAGGAGACATGACGATCATACAAAAAGCCAAACTATACAACGGTCAGAGTGTGCATGGTTTTACTGATGAGCATATAAAAGAGATGATGGAAGAAGCACCAAATGAAGGACTGTTACAAGGAGTCAGTGCAAGGTTTATTCAGAATCAATTTAGTAATGCCATAGTCAACCCTAGAATGGGTACCAAAAGCCTGAACCCCTTCATGTTGTTCGCACAGTTTAGAGAAGGATTGAAAAACTTTACTGGTTTCAAAAACGAAGAGACGCGCGCGGAATTGTTTGAGAGATTGGAACTTGTGGAAAAAGAATATGATCGTATTGTCAAGAGAGAGGTACAACAAGCATTGAGCAGCAGCGAGGAAGCGATCAAAGCATTGTGTGCTAATTATATTGATAACATTGTTGCATATATCAATGATGAAAAGGTGGTCAATCCAATCACAAACAAAGAAGAAGAAGCTAATGAGAAGCTCATGAGAAGCATCGAGGAAAAAATAGGAATAGCAGTAGCGATGAAAGATGATTTTCGAAGAGAGATAATGAACTACATGGGTAGTATGGCAGCCAAAGGCAAAACATTTGAATATGACAGCAATGAACAGCTATACAAAGCGTTAGAGAAAAAATTGTTTGAGGATACTAAGGATAGTATCAAGCTCAGTGCACTTGCACAAGACACTGCAACAGTTGTCGACAAGGAATTACTAGACAAGATAAACTCACTCAAAAAACGCTTGGTAACAGACTTTGGATATGATGAAGACAGTGCACAAGATGTACTAACATATGTTGGTAGTATATTCGCAAGAGGTGACAGTACAGACTAGTAATCATGGCCGGTAGGCGCATAAGGGAAGACCATAAACGTTATCATGACATAGTGCGTGATAAAGTAAAGAGTAAGCTCAAAGACCATATCAAGTCCGGTAAAAAGCTAACACGCCGCGGTAAGGATTTTGTTGTGGTGGATATACCGGTTATCGATCTACCAAAATTTAGATTTGGTGACCCATATCAAGACGGTGTGGGTGTTGGACCTGGCGACAAAGGCGACAAGGTTAAAGATGGTCCTGCACCTGGCTCTGAACCCGGGCAAGTAGGAGAAAACACAGGAGAGCATACAATGGGTGTGGGTGTTTCAGTTGATGATTATGTAGATATATTGGGTGAAGAGTTGGAGTTACCTAAGCTTGATACAAAACATAAAGGTGAAATTGTACAACCGAAACTAAAATACGATAAAATATCAAAGGTGGGTAACCCTTCGCTGGTGCACAAGAAGAGAACATTTAAAAATGTAATCAAACGATCTATCGCCAGTCACAATTACAATCCAGATGACATATCTGATTTGTATCCCTTGCCGGATGATTTTGAATATAAAAGTTGGTCAGAGAAAGACTCACCTGATGTGAATGCGGTAATATTTTTCATGCAAGACATAAGTGCCAGTATGGGTCCAGACAAGCGAGAATTAATACGTGATTTGTGTTGGTATTTAGAGTGTTGGATTAAAAAGCATTACAAGCAAACAGATATAAAATATCTAGTGCATGATGTTGAAGCTTTTGAAGTTGACAGTGAAAAGTTTTACTCATACACTAGTGGTGGTGGAACAAAAATAAGCTCAGTGTTTGACCTGGCTGATCGCGTGATAGACAACAGTTACCCGGTGGATGAATGGAACATATATTGTTTTTATTTGTCTGATGGAGAGAATTGGCGAGATGATAATGATTTGTGTATAAAATACCTGCAACGATTGCAGCAAGTTTGTAACATTATTGGCATAACTGAAGTGAAGGGTATAAGAGATTGGGCAGAATTTGTGATAAGTGTTGATGAAGCGATAGACACAAATGATTTGGATGGTGAAACTGTGATCACTGGCAGTGTAAATGAACATAAAGACATACTATCCACATTGAAATTATTTTTAACAGTAGGAGCAGAATGAGTATAGCATGGGAGAGTAACTTATTATCATCTGGAGTGTGTAAAGAACTTGCAGAACGCATACCAGAAATAATACAAGCGTGTAAAGATCAAGGTTTGGATCCATATGACCTGGCGATAGAAGAGTACAACGCAGATGAAATTGCAGAGATAGCTGCGTATGGTGGCTTTCCTGTAAGGTACCCACATTTTTCTTTTGGTCAATCGTATGAATCGCTACACCATCAATATCATACTGGTCAAGGTAAGATTTATGAGATGGTGGTCAACAATGACCCGACATACATGTATCTACAGAGAAACAACCCGATGGTTGACAACTTGACCGTTGTTGCACACGCGTTGGCACACAGTGACTTTTTTAAGAACAACATAATGTTCAAACATACCAACAGAAACATGATGAATGTGTTTGCCAATCATGGTCAGAAGATACGAAAGTATATTGATTTGTATGGTTATAACACGGTGATGGATTTTGTTGATGCATGTTTGAGTGTTGATGATTTGATCGACCCGTCAAGCGAGTGGAAAACAAACAAACTCAACAAACCATCCAAGGTTGAATTTGACGAGTTGCCCAAGGTAGAAACAATAGATCGTATAGAGACAACAGACTATATGGACAAGTTTATCAACACGGAGCAAGATAAAGAGAACCAAAGGAAACATAACAAGCTCGTGGAGAAACATGCAAAGAAAACCTTTCCTGTGAAACCACAACGTGATGTGTTGTTGTGGGTGTTGAAATATGTTCCTATGGAGCAGTGGAAACAAAACGTGTTGAGCATGATACGCGATGAGGCGATATATTATCAACCACAGATCGTGACTAAAGTTATGAATGAAGGGTGGGCCAGTTATTGGGACAGTTACATGATGGCCACATGTGGATTTGCTGGCGATGAAGGCATCTTCAATTATGCAAAACATCACGCGGGTGTGTTGGGTGGAAAACATAACATGGGCAACCCATACAAATTAGGTGTGACGTTGTTCAATGACATCAAGGAGCGATGGGACAAAGGCCAGCATGGTAAAGAATGGGAAGAATGTGAAGTGGCTGACAAGAAACGCAGATGGAACAACAAACAAAATCGCGGAACAGAAAAGATATTTGAAGTTAGAGAGTTGTACAATGACTACACATTCATAAATGAATTTTTCACTCGTGACTTTTGCGAGAAACATGAATTTTTTGAGTACAAGCTAGACAGAGACAAAAACGAGTATGTTATAGAATCAAGAGATTATGACAAGATCAAAGCCAAGCTGTTAAAAAAATACGAGAATGGTGGTCGGCCAGTCATAACATTGGAGAATTTGAAGTATAAAACAAGTGAGGTGTTGCTGAGACATCAATTTGATGGCATGCCACTCGACACAGAGTACGCTAAACAAACACTCAAGATGCTATACAAAATTATCGGACGTCCAATCAATATCAAAACAATAGATGTAGAGGTATTACAATCAACATCCTACTCGACACGTTCATCTACTCAGATGTATTTCGGTTTCAGCAAAGTTACTCAACCGGCAGTTGATGAGATAAGCAAGACTCCAATAATAATGCGTTATGATGGTGTGAGACACACACGAATAAAAGACGAGAAGTCTGCTAGACAAGCAGCTACAGACGAGCTATTCGATATTTAAGCTCCGGAATCTTCTGCAGGTTGTCTCAAATCAAGTTGAGCTTGTGCAGCATCAACCTTCTTCTGTAGCATGGCTACATATTCACTCAATCTACCCTCGTAACCCAACCTGGTCAACTCTTCTTCTGGTGGAGGATTGGCAATCAGTGAAATTAGATCCCTGACATCTGCATCCAGCTCTTGAGCTGCGAAGCCATCGTCTGGTTGTTCACCAGGATTTGGTAACTCTTCATCACTGCTGGGTCGATCTGCATTAGCCAACTCGGTAGAAGTGATTGGATCAATAGCTTCATCAGCTTTGGTCTTGTCTTTTGGAGTGTATACAGTCTCTCCTGTCTTGGTGTTCTTTACACTACCATCACTTTGACGTTCTTCATCTGGTCCGAGTGCAGGAGCGTCGTTGTCATGTGTTGTTTCTGTGACAGATTGATACGCTTCAGACAATAAATCCTTTTCTTTCTTCCATGTTTTACTATGCATAGAAGTATTTATTCAGATTAATCGCTATTTTTAGCCTCTTGAATCTCTTTCCGGCGGTCTTTACAGAGTTTGGTTATCTCCATCAACGCTTTTCTTGCACGAGTACCGGCGGCTTTATTACCTTTGTCAGAAAACTTTTCATTTTCATCAACATACTGTTCTACTAGTTCAACAATCTTACTATGTGTTTCGCTCATACGTTTATTTATAGGTGATCTACATAATATCAACTTAATATATAAATATATACATGGCAGGAACAGATAAATCATACTGGAGACACAAGAATCCACCAGCTCCGACAGTTAAAACCGCGATAAACTCACAAGGAAAGAGCGAAACTTACAATGAACATGAGCAGTTTCAGTACAATCATACACCTGGTACACACGTGATAGGAGTGTCTAGCACGGTGGTACCCACATTATGTGGTACAAGGGTGTTGGAATTATCGGGAGTGTGTTTGTCCAACCCAGGAATGGATCTAGAATACTACCAACACGAGCAATATCGCACCGGATCTAAGACAGTATCATCAGCAAACACATATTTGACTGATAGTCCCGAGCTATCCTCTGCTGATTTCACAGTATACCTTGATGGTACTCCCGGATTTCAGGTGAATCACCCGTATGAATCTGATAAATTTTAATAAATAAACACATATGAACCCATCACACAAAAAAGATATCAATTTTTTCGAACAAGCTTACAAAGAGATCTGCGAAAAACAAATGAAAAAGGCTTCACCTGTAAAAAAGGCGATCACAACAGTACAAAATGTTGGTGACTTGGAAAAAGACGCGAAGGAAACTGGTGGTGAAGTGGACAAAGACGCGTTGAACATGAAGAAATCAGCGGAAAAGGTGATCAAAAACACAAGCAAAGAGCTCAAACAAGCTGCAAATCAACAATAGTCTATCTGCTGAACTTCAAACTGCCTAGAATTTGATTCACTGGAGCAAATATACCAGTGAATTTGTAAATTCTTGGCTCTGTCTCGCCTTCAGGTGTGTATGTGAAGGTTAAGCCTTCGGTTGGTACGATATTATCCAACCCTCCCAGCTTGTTTATCATCTTAAGTTCGTGTTGCAGTTTGTCCATCAACGATAAATCTCCAGTCGCTTCAATCTCTCTAGTTACTTCCTCAATACCTTGGCGTATCTCTTGGACCGCTTGTGATGGATTGAGTGTGAGTAAATTGGATATGTTTTTGTTCAGCTCAACACCAAGTTTTAGGAACAATGCCTTGAGCGGTTCAATCATGTTGTTGTAGTGAATTTTGAGCTCACCACTACGTTCAGTTGCTCCAACCCATTGTATGAATTCTTTGTTGTCTATGACAGTTTTTAAATCTGGTAACCTGCTCAATGCTAATGAGTTGTAGTCGTTGGGTCGTTTGCCTGGTGTGAGCATTTTAAAAGCCCATCGATATGCAATTTTTCTCAATGTGTCTGGTTGTATGTTGTAACCAAACTCGGCAGCACCGTTACGTATCACGTTGCTCATGTAACTGACCCAGTAATCACCAATGTTGTTACCGTCATCCAGCCCGTGCTTGTTCTTGAGATCGTTAAGAATACCGAGATATTCACCTGTTTCAGCTTCAAAATTTTTCACTTCCGGAAGCTTCATCAATGGCATGCTGGTTATTGTGTATTTGTCCTGTACATGTTGATTGATTTGCTTGATCATACCAGCCATCATGCGACCATATTCGTCAAAATCACCATCTAATGTGTTACCATCCTCATCATACTCCCGGAAGTTGTGCAGCACGATCAATTCATGGTTGTATGGAATCACATTCACAGTTGCTGGCCAGATTATCTCAATGTTGATCCATCTTTTACCGTCTGCAAACAACAATTGCTTTTGTCTGTCACTCAAAGCCAAGATGGCTTTCTCTAGATCCTTGGCTGCAAATGTGAACGCTTCTTTCACGTTGTCATTCGGATGTTCTCCAAAAAATTCTGCAATGCCTTTGGCACCTCGGATGGCATTTTTACCAAACGCTTTGTAGTGTCCTTTGTTTCGTGCGAATATCACGCGACCAGCACGATGACTCACAGCCAATGCTTGTCCATCAGTCTTCTCTTTGACTTCTCCTTTGATTCCACCGGTCAACGCTTGTTTTATTATGCGTTGCAGGTCTTCAAACTGCAAAGTGTAATCTTCATGCACGTTCATCATGTGACCGTATGCACCACCTTCCTCTATTACTCTGTTATATGCTTTGAAATTCATTGTTGAGTTTTTTTCGTCGATTGTTTCAGTGCGTTAGCTTGGGATATACGATTTCTGTCAGAACTGTATGTAGAAAACCCAGCTAAACCATCGATGTTAGTGTTACTGCCTTTGTATCCAATATAAACACCTTCACCATCTAGAGCTTTACGATTACCACCACCTCCGTCAGTGTAACGACCTCCTCTATCCATATGTAACGGCCCATCACCTTTCATTTGATTGTATATACCTCTCAATGTCGAACAATCGACAAAAGCTGCTTGTCTAAATGAATCAGCATCCATTGCTGCCGGGATTTTAGTAGTAGCATTCTTACCTGACTGTTTAACAAGCAATAAATATTTAAAATGTTCACCTCTGTTGGAGTAGCCAAGTAACATGCACGCAAGTGATGCATAATGTCTAATAACCCGGCACTCTTCTGGTGTTCGGTTTTTTTCTTCTACGGCTAATAATTTTGCTAATTCACTCGCATTGTCCTTAAACCAATTATGTTTTCCCATATGAGCATCTGCTTGTTTGAGAGCTTGAATAAATTGTGGTATGGTTAGAAGTTCAGCTGTTTCATTAACTGGTTCGAAACCGATTATTTTTTCTTTACCTTTAACAGTTTTTGTGACAGGTGTAACCATCACTTCTAACCCGTCATCACCTATTACTTTGTAGTCTTGTCCACTAGCGACGTGTTCTGGATCAACATCCACACTACCCATGATTGCAGCCTCGATCGCAATGTTAGCATTTCTGAATCCTCCACCTCTACCGGAAATCGCTCTTCCTCGGCCAGTTTTGACTTCTACTTGTACTGAATTTTTCTCTGGACCTAATCGAATACCATCAGAAGGTTCACCGGACATGAACTCTACATCACCAACTTGTCCTTTTGTGCATGATGTGAGCAGTGTTATAATTAATTCACCTCTACCAACTGCAACGGTTGACTCTGCAAACGCCGCGGCAAACAATGTTGTGTAAACATTCTCAACATATTGTACATCCACAAATTTTTTTAATTGATTTTCTAAAATTTCTCTTATATCAATCAAACCCCGCTCAACTGGTAGAGATGTACTATTTTTCTCTTTGCTGCTAACAAAGCGCCATAGAGCTTGCCAATCAATATAACCATCGACCGCACTTTTAACAAGAGCGGTCACTTGTCCACCGAGATTTGAATAACCAGCACTTTCCACCCAGTCCTCAATCAGCTCCTTTATCGCGTTGTCTTGTTGAGGTGTTCTGCGTTGTCCAAAATTAGGTGTTTGTTCATCTGTACCAGGTACAATCCCCGGTACTGGTTGTGTATCATTGATACCCCACATCTCGTTATACAATTGAGTTATACCGAGAGGGGCATTATATTCATCACCACGACGAACATTCTCGTACAGATTTCTCAGATCATGGTCACTCATCACAAATCAGGATGTGGATAGTTGTTGCGAACAATTCTGCTCACCAACTCTTGCATCTCTTCTAAATTTTCTGTGTCAACTATCTTGGTCAACCGAGCATAATCGACGTCATCGATATGTTTGGGTGCCATGATCAACGCTTTTCTGATCATCTCAACATAATCCACCTTGAGCTTTGATGTATCATCCTCTCCTGGTAGCTCACTCTCGGGTTCTTCTGGTACAGGTGCTTCTGGAACCTCAGGAGCATCTGCTTCACCACCTGGTGGTTCCTCATCCTCTTCTCTCAACAATTTGTATTGACGATCAATTCTAGATAAAAATTTGTCCATAATATTATTTATTGAGCATCCTTCCTTGATGTGTATTTATCAGCTTCTATCTTGTAATATACATCGTAATTATTGTCAAATGTGTCTTTATTCTCATCAGACATGGTGTCCCATTCATGCTGTCTTTGTTGATCCCATCTGGTGGTTCCTGGACCACCTTGTGTTGATCCTTGTTGCTTGCCAATTGTACCGTTCCATTGTTTGGCTCTGAAGCGATCGAAACCCTCTAGTGCAGCAACATCAGCCTTGTCCAGTGGTTGATTGTCTTTCATTTTCTTCATGATGTGTTTTCTGACCGCCGCTTTGTATATATCCTCTCTTGTACCTATCATGGTGTCAGATGCCGAAGGTTCGTGTTCCTCTTCAGCTTGTTTGTACGCGGGGTGTCTTTCTACGTCTGCTGGTGGCCTGGAATAAACAGCTTGTTGTTGTGGCATCATCTGCTTCCATTGATCGGAAACTTGCCGTTCCCATTTGCCCAATGGTGAGTCATCCTTGAAATAATTGACAAAAGCCTTCATGCCTTTGTCGATCACCCCTTTTTGTTGTTTCGCATCATCAGCATACCGAGACATCTTGTCATAAAAACTACTCTCCATGAAGGAATCCATCACCACCTCTGTGCGTGTTCTCTTATCTTGCTTCAAATATTCATCTGAAAGTATGTCTATAGCTTCATCAAACCGTCTACCCATACATTTATTTATACAAAGCCCCTTTGATCTTCAAGTTATTCAAATAACCGGTGGTGATGTAATTCAATTGGTATTTGTTTGTAAACTTTTTAATTTTCTCCATGCTCATGCGCGAACAATCATGTGATGATCTCAGTTTGTTTATGGTCTCAATGTATTTACCTTTGTTTGTGTTGTAGTATTGTATGAACGTGTTGAACTTCACATCACCAACATGACACTTCACGGGTATCATCGACTTGAGATGTTTGAAGAAACGAGACATGAACAGTACAAACTCCGGTCTCCGGTCTGTTTTGATGCCTTTGCGAGTGCGTTTGTTGTCACATCTTTTAAAATCACATTTGATGTCTTTGTCACAATAGTATATAACCACTCTGTTGTTTGTTTTGTGACTGATTATGTTGTCACACGTGTGTTTTATCATGTGATAATAATATATTCGCTTGGTGTCTTGTTGTCTCACGTTGAGATCATGGAATTTTTCATATGTGAACAAGTCATCCACAATGTCTTTGTACGCTTGATTGAATATACATTCAAAATTGACAACTCTCAGTCCGTATTGGTTCAAATCTATGTGATTCACACCTTAAAATAACATATTATTTACATAACTGCAACAAAACATGTTTGTATTTTTCGAAAAACCCATCCATTGTGGTGATGTAGTGTTTTTTATAAGTAGAATAGTTCCGGTCTTTGAGTTTATCACATGACATGAACACTTGTTTTGAAAAACAAACGAACTTTCCTTGATTGTTTATTTTGAATATCAAAAACCACACCTTCTCATCAGAGTACGATTGTTCAATCCAGTCATCCAATTGTTTGTTGGTTGTGTAAACTTTGGAAAATGAGAAATTCTTGTGACTTTTACACTCGATTTTCATTTTGTACATGTGATCAGGTGGTATTATGTCACCTTCCAACAACAATTTCTGTGATTTGGTCAGTCTTGCCAACACATCTGCATTCATCCCCCCGGTCATGGCACCACTGGTTGGTACTCTGGTGAAATTTGAGTCGAATATATCAGACAGATGCTTAGCAACATCGCGTTCCCATGCGTTACCTTTGGCTTTTTGTGGAGATGGCATATTTGTATTTACAAATCTCTACTCAAAGGTCTACGTTGCACTGGCATGAGCATGTTTGTGCCAATATCCTTTTGTTTGTTCTTGGTGGTTTGTTTTTTCTTTTTGCGCTTGCCACTGTCTGTCACGCTTCTACCATCTTTTGTTGCGTAAAAATCAGTCATGCCAACCGCACCACCATGACCCTCACCGTAATCACCAAAAACTCCTCCCCCTCCAGCGAGATTGTCCTCAGCTAACAATTTATTAAATGCACATTGAAACATATTGATTGACTTCTTGTTTGTCATAGTATATAATTATTTATACTCTATGGAGCAATTAGAAACATATATTAAAGAAATGGGTAATGATGTTGAGCTGGATGAATTCAATCTAAAAGATGTTCAATTGAAATTACCTGCATTAAAACACAAATGGGTGGGTAGATTGGTACGGCATCGCGGTGACTTGCAACGATACATCGCGAACAAAGACAATATCATAAGGGATGTGGCAAAAGAAGTGATGGAAACATCGACATATTCTGTGACATTACCAACTGCGATGAAAGCAGCAGAAAAGCATTCCAGAGTGAAGGATGTGAATGAAAAAATTAAGGAGTGTAAGCTGATAATTGAATTTTTAGAGAAGGGTGAGCGTATTTTCAGTGGAATGTCTTTTGATATAAAGAACATAACGGAAATAATGAAGCTTGAGACAATGTAATGGGATCGAGTCAAATAACTCTTGTATATGACACCAAGAAAAAGATGGCTCAATTGACCGGTGATCATTTTGATGAAATACGTGAACATTTTTCTGTTGTGAATGATGCAGCTAAGTTCGCTAGGTTTAAAAACCGGTTTGTTCCGTCACGTAGGTACATGATCACACCACAGGGTCGATTCGAGCCCGGTTTGTACACAGAGATCAAAAGATTCGTAAAAGAAAACGCCCCAGACACCAAGATAAACGTGGATGATGCGTTACGCAAGGTGGTGTACCCTGGATTCAAACAAGCTTACGATGATACCCGTGTGAAACTAGCTTTGGACCTGAGAGATTATCAACAAAACATTGTGGATGTGTGTTTGAAAGCCGGTAGAGGTGTGACGATACTCGCAACTGCTGGTGGTAAGACATTGACAATAGCCAATTTGTTGGAATCGATACACAAGCATCAAAAATCTTTCAAATGTTTGGTGTTGGTTCCGGATCTAGGACTCGTGAACCAAACAAGCAGTGACTTTAGTGAGTATTGTGTTTCATATACTCATTCCAAATGGACAGGTAACAACAAATTGAATTTAGGAACCAACATCGTGATAGCCAACATGGGTATATTGCAGAGCGACAAATCAGATGTTGATTGGATACAAGATATAGATGTACTGATAGTGGATGAAGTTCATAAGTTGCGTAAAGATAACAAGATAAACAAATTGATTCGCAAAATATCCACACCACACAAGTTTGGTTTCACAGGTACCATGCCAGAACAACAGCTAGATCAATGGAACATAATTGGAAAGATAGGTCCGGTGTTGTATGAACGTAACAGTTTTCAGTTGAGACAACAAGACTATGTAGCCAAAGCAAAGATACAAGTGTTGAAACTGGAATATAAGGACAAACCTCCGGTGTTTCCTAATGATAGGTACGATCCAACAGCAAGATTCCGTAGAGAACAAGAATTCATATCAAAAAACAAATTTAGAAACAGTATAATTACAAAATTGTCGGAAAACTTTAACAACAATTCACTGATAATGGTTGACAGGATTGATCATGGTGAGGAATTGTATGGTATATTGTCATCCGCTTGCAAGAACAAACAAGTATTTTTTATACGTGGGGATGTTGCTGTGGATGAAAGAGACAAAGTGCGAGCTTTGATGGAGTCCAGTGATGATGTCATATGCATTGCCATATCAAAAATATTTTCCACAGGAATCAACATCAAAAATTTACACTATATAGTGTTCGCAGGCGGAGGTAAGGCCAAAGTAAAGATAATACAGAGTATAGGTAGAGGTTTACGCTTGCATAAGGGTAAAAAAGGTGTTATAATTATAGACATAGCAGATATGTTATACTATGGTAATCAGCACTATATGAAAAGACTTAAATTATACAAAACCGAAAAAATAAAACATGGCGTCAAAAACCTCAAAGAAGAAAAAGGATAAACCGTATTACGTAAATCCAAAAGAGTTTACTCAAGACATTATCAAGTACTATGATAGTGGTGATGATCAGATTGGTGAGCAACTTGGTACTAATATATTCAAGATAGCAACCGGATTGAGCTATGCTCCTAATTTCATAAACTATTCGTACAAAGACGACATGGTTGGTGATGCTATTGTTAAGATGTTTTCGGCTCTGCAAAGTAAAAAATTTAATATTGAATCCGGTAACAATCCATTTTCATATTTTACAACGATCGCGTTTCATGCGTTCATCAACAGAATCAAAAAGGAGAAAAAACAAAGACAGGTAGTGTCAGATTACCAAGAAATGGTTTACGAGGAATTGGCCTCTGAATATAATATGCAAACCAAGCCAGCTGAATCTGATTCTAATGAAACTTAATATACAACAGCGCAAAGTTTGTTGTGTGTCCGACATACATGTTGGTGTGCATCAAAACTCCGCAAACTGGCATGATATAACACTTGAATGGGCGAGTTGGCTTACGAGTGAACTGAAATCTCATTCCATAACAGACATGATCATCTCCGGAGATTTGTTTCATTATAGAGATGAAATAGCTGTGAACACTATACATGTGGTGACTCAAATGTTGAACATGTGGAAGGATTTCAACATAGTATTGTTGGTGGGTAATCATGATGCGTACTACAAGGATAAGTCAGACATAAACAGTCTGTCTATATTGAGTGGTTGGTCCAATATCACTGTGATATCTGAGCCCATGTTAACAGAAATATATGGCAAACAGGTGATGTTTTGTCCATGGGGTACATCTGTAGAGCAGATACAAAAATGCGATACAATATTCGGTCATTTCGAGATTGAATCGTTCAAATTGAATCAACACAAAGTGTGTGACACAGGCATACGCAGTGGTGATTTGTTGTCCAGAGCACCTACAGTGATAACAGGTCACTTTCACTTGAGAGAAGAACGGTCATATAAGAATGGTAAAATTTTGTATCTGGGCAACCCGTATCAAATGGATTTTGGTGATGTGAATGGAATCAAAGGGTACTATTTGTTCGATTTTCCAACACAAGAGTACACATTTTATCAAAACAATCTGTCTCCCACACATCAAAAGATCAAACTATCAGATTTGATTAAAAAACAAACAATAACATCAGAGGTACGAGAGATCTTCAAGAACAACATAGTCAAATTGATTGTGGACCGGGTTGTATCACCTGATGATATGGATGTGTTGTTGAGAAAATTTCTAGAATTGAAAGCAAATAGCATCACAGTGGATTATGATGTTAACTTTAACAAGTTTGGGTTGGATGATGGTGAGAGTCATGATCTATCTGGTGTGGATATACCAGTTGCTATCGAAGAATTTGTGAACTTGCTTGAAGACATACCTAACAAACAAGATATAATAGAGTACACAGTTGATTTGTACGTGAGAAGCAGATGAAATATGTAAATTTTAAAAGATTGGCAATCAAAAATTTTCTAAGTGTTGGAGAAGAACCTGTGGTTGTGGAGTTCAATTCAGGTTTGAACATCATAACTGGGCACAACAAGGATAAACTGGACAGACGCAATGGTGTTGGTAAGAGCACTGTAGCAGATGCAGTTTATTTTGCCATTTTTGGTAGCACATTACGTGAGCTCAAAAAGGATTTTATCGTCAACAACATAATACAGCGTAATTGTGAGGTGTGCTTGAACTTCACTGTGAATGTCGATGGAGTTGAGAGTGAATACAAGCTGATAAGACGATTGGCTCCATCAAAGTGTCTGTTGTACAGGGATGGTGAGGACATAACACGAGATTCTATATCCAACACCACACATTACTTGTGTGATTTGCTACACACCACACCAGAAGTGTTTCAAAATTGTGTTATAATGACTGTGAACAATGTGATACCGTTCATGGCGAAAAAGAAACTTGAGAAACGAAAATTTATTGAAGGAATTTTCAACTTACAGGTGTTCAGCAACATGCTGAATAATGTACGTACAGAATATAACAACATAAGTAAAAATCTAGATATAGAATGCGCAAAGTATGAAGAGATCTCGAACAGTATCAACTCTCTGAATCAACAAAAACAAAATCTAGAAAACAATCGGTTGAGAAACAAGATAAAGCTTGAGACGAGATTGGAAGCGTGTGATCAAGACATAGAATCTCAACAAAGTAAATTAGATTCAGCGGAGATTGTAGACATTTCTGAATTTACATCAAAGATTGACAGGATAGATTCAATACTTGAAGAGCTGAACACTAAAATACAGAAGATTGTGTCAATGAAAAGTAAATCTCAAGCCATGATCGAGATGCAACATGAAAAATACAACAAGATGTGTTCAGATCACGACCAATGTCCGGTATGTTTGAACAAACTGGATGAATCACACAAGGATTATATTGAAGAAGAAAAGCGTACCGTCAAACAACAAATAGATGAGCTGTCAGTGAAAAAGAAATCAGCTGATAATAAACTGAAGGAAGCAAACACCATCAGGACCACTTTGATGTCAAAAAAGTCCAAGTTGAACGACAAGAAAACAGCCGCGAACATACAAAAAAGCAATATTGAAAACATCAAGCAGCGTCTTAAGCAATTGAAGTCGTTACACAAGGATATAACTGACGATCTCAAGTCGGTGGAAAATATAGACACAACATTAGATGAAAATATTAAAGATGTAACCACGCGTTTAGACGCAACACAAAAACAAATTGATGAGATAAAAGAAGAATTGTCAAAGCTTGATGTGATCAAGTTTATTGTGTCAGAAGAAGGTGTTAAATCATACATTGTGAAGAAGATTCTACAGTTGTTAAATTCAAAACTATCACATTATCTGAAAAAGATGGATAGTAATTGTATATGTGTGTTTAACGAGTATTTTGAAGAAGAGATTATTGATGAGAAAGGCAAACAGTGTTCATATTTCAACTTCAGTGGAGCTGAGAGAAAAAATATAGACCTCGCTTGCCTGTTTGCGTTTATGGACATCAGAAGATTACAAGGTGATGTGGCGTTCAATTTCAGTATGTATGACGAGTTGTTTGACAGTAGTTTAGATGAACGTGGTGTTGAGCTCGTTATAGATATTCTCAAAGAGAAAATCGAGAAGTATAATGAATGTATAATGGTGATCAGTCACCGCAAAGAGAGCACCAAAATGGCCACAGGAGAGATAATATTTTTAGAAAAACAAAACGGGATCACTACTCGTGTAGCAACTCCAGAAACAGAACTTAAATAAAATATATGTATACGTCTAAACAAGGAACAGTGCTGGGATCAATACTGGGTACCACACCTAATTACATGCAACCTGGGCTTGTTCAACCACCAGCTCAACCTAAATCACAACCAATCACACCCAAATCTAAACCACGTGAGATGGATATACCACGGGGGTTGAATTATTATGCAGACTTTAGTGGGTGTGGTCATTGGCGGATGATCTGGCCGGAGCAAATGTTAAATGCATATCAAAAAGCGATTGTACATGGAAGCACAGTGATGGTGACAGATCCAAAATATTATACTAATGTCAAGTGTGTTCGCATACAACGACAAGCCACACCAACACAAAAGAAATTTATAAAGTTTTTAACCGACCTGGGTAAAAAGATGGACTTTAAAGTTGTGTATGAGATAGACGACATTGTATTCTATGAAGATATACCCAAATACAACAAATTCCGGGGAGCGTTTGTTGATGATGATATTCGATCAGCGACTATCGACATGATGAGCATGTGTGATGAGATAACAGTCACATGTGACTTCATGAAACAATACTACATGGACAAGACCGGTAATAAAAACATAACAGTCATACCTAATTATCCACCTCGAGCTTGGTTGGATCAATATGATGAGTTGACTGTGGAGAAAAATTACAGCAAACGGAAGAAAAAACCTAGAGTGTTGTATGCAGGTAGTGGAGCACATTTTGATGTTGATAACAATGTAAACCAACAAGACGATTTCGGGCATGTTTGTGACACTGTGTTGAAGACAATGAACAAATATCAATGGATATTTATCGGTGCGTTTCCAAGAAGATTGTCTCAATATGTCAAGCAAGGCAAAATAGAGTTTCACAACTGGACATATTTAATGGATTATCCCAGGTTGGTACAGAAGGTCAAACCGAACGTGATGGTTGCACCACTTGCTGACAACAATTTTAATCGAGCCAAGAGTGATCTCAAATTTATTGAAGGTTGTGCTCTCGGTGCACCAGCAATTTGTCAGGATTTATGCACCTATGAAAATGCCTTTTTCAAATTCACCACTGGAGATGAGATGGTGGATCAAATTGACCATGTGATGAGCGATAAGAACTTTTACATGAAGCAAGTGCGAAAAGGTAGACAACATATAGAGACCAGATGGTTAGAGAACCCTCAAAATCTCGATAAATACAAAGAGTTGTATACATTACCGTACGCAGATCCCAACAGGAAACTAATCAATAGTATCAATAGTTTTTAAGATTGTCTTCAGGTTGTAGACAGTAGGTTTGCTCAGTTGTAGCTTCATGAGATCACGTGCCAACACCCACTTGTATGACTTGTGTTCGTCAGACAGAACAACCTTTATAACACGTGGTCTGCATGTGTATAACCGAAACGTTTTTTCTTTGATTATTGTTTTGAGTTTCGATATTTTTATTTGAGTTTCTTCAAAAACCTCGCGTTTTGCTCCTTGTTTGAATGTTTCACTCAACTCTAAATGACCTCCAGGTAATTCCCACGTACAATCCCCCGCTCT